GTAAAATGAAACCTGGTCATATTCTTAAAGAGGATGAAATTTATACAAAAAATGGTACCCTTTTTACTAAGAAGAAAGACTCAGCTGCTCGAGTTATACTAAAGCAAATGTACGATCGACGTATGGGTATTAAAGGGCATATCACTGAATTAAAACAAGCAGCGAAAAAAGCCGCACACTAATGATAAAATGGTTAAAAAACAAAATAAACAAATATATGTACGATATTGATGCACTCGCCCAAACTAGAGATTTTATTATGGGCAAAGATTACCAATGGGTAAATACCCCAGATAATACCAAAATGTCAACCATTACCAAGGTAGTTGACGTATTTAGTAGAGGAGGCCTAATGGCTGTAAAATTAGCCGATGGATCTAGCATAAGTTTAGAAGAACTTAATACTAAATTAATGGCAATTATGGATGGACAAGAAGCTTTAACTAGAGCCGAATGTATGTCTATTAGAGGGCCAGTAATTGATCCAAACATAACTAATGCGGAAGCCTTACCTAAAGTTAGTCAACCTGTCCAAGCTGAGGTCCAAGCTACGTTAAAATCTGCAGGCATCTTTGAAATGTTTGCGACTGAGGAGTCTTTACTAAACCTAAATTTAAGAGTAAACTTGCCTTCACTTAACTTATTGAAGATGATGTATAAAAACTCACAGAACAAGTCAGAATTTTTAACAGAGTTAGCAAACCATATAAATAATCAAATAACAGCAGATCATATTAAAGATGCCTTGCTGAAAAAACTTGATTCTAAATAGTGGAGCTAATTATTTTACCAATTGAAGTCTCGGATTCAGAAAAAATACGAGCAATTTACTGTAGGCCAGATGGCGAACCAGTTACAATAAAAATTGATCATGCTAAAGATGCGTCGAGTTTTTCTGCAATCAAACGCATGTATCAAGAGATTGGGGTAGAAGACTTAGAACAATCTAGAATATTTAAATTAGGAAAAATAGACAAGGACCTGTGTTTTGCTGTTAATGTTAGCGGGCTAAAAACCGACTCAGATTTAACCAGAGTACCTTTCTATAAAGTAATGCAAGGCGAGCATTCAAATTCAAAATTACTTGCTGCAAGCTTCCTAACTATATCATACTTTGCCTAAGATCCTTTATCCCCTTCTGTGTAAAAGAGGATATAACAAAAGGATTAAATATTTATGGCAAAATCTACACTAGATGCATTCGCAAAATTTAATGATTTACTTGAAAAGAAAGTAAAATCTAAAATTGAAATTCGTGGCTTCTCCGATATCGAGGAGTATATTCCAACAGGCAACTTTTTACTAAACGCACAAATGTCCGGCTCCTTGTTTGGAGGTTATCCAAATACTCGAAGTATTGGAATTGCTGGAGACTCTGGTGCTGGTAAAACCTTCCTCTGCTTAAATGCAGTTCGTGAATTACAGAAAAAAGATTACATGGTTATCTACATCGATACCGAAGGTGCAATCGATTCACATGACTATGTAAAATTTGGAGTAGACCTTTCTAAATTAAAATATCTACGGATGGGTCTTATTAGCGAGGTAAAATTCTATATTAATGACCTAATTGACACAATCAAAGAAAATCCAGGTCTTAAAATCGCGCTATTTGTTGACTCAGTTGGAATGTTAGACACAGACAAGAGCAAACGAGATATGGATGCAGGTAAAAATGCTTCAGATATGGGTCTTCGTGCAAAGGAGATGCGATCTCTTTTTAAATCTTTAACACTAGATCTTTCGAATTATAAAGTTCCATTCATTTTTACAAATCACACCTATGCGTCAATGGATCAATATACGCCAAAGGGTATGTCAGGCGGAGGTGGTCCAGAGTTTTCAGCTTCAATTATTTTAATGCTAAGTAAAGGAACACTTCGTGACGAAAACAAAACTACAACTGGAATTATTGTTCGCAGTAAAACCAAAAAGAATCGTTTAGCCCGTCCGCTTGATATTGAATTCCATATCTCTTTTCATAAAGGTATGAATCCATTTGTTGGATTAGAACAATATGTAAATTGGGAAAACTGTGGAGTTGGCAGAGGCGTAATTATAACTCAAAAAGAGTTTGATAAGATGAAGCCAGAGGAGCAAGAAATTGTTTCACCATTTGAATTAAATGGAGAGGCTGTCTATTTTTATCCTAAAAAACTTGGAAAAACTTATATTGTAAGACACAATGGAGATGCCGTTCCAGTTAAAGAATTTTTCTCAGCTAGGCTTTTTACAAATGAGGTTCTACATGAACTTGATGAAAACATTATTAAGCCAACCTTTAAATTCCCTGAAACTCAAGACGGTATTGTCGATATGGAAACTGATGAACTAACAGAAATTACAGATTTAGATGGAGCCGAAGATTAGTTTTAAACTTAAGTCGGAGCTTCCAATTAAATATGAGTTAGGTTTACACAGAGTACTTCCGTCATATCCAACCGAAACTGATTTTATGGTTGATATTATTCAATATATTATTAAGGTTTGTGAAATAAAGGATAAAAACTTCAATCCAGCTGATTTAAAATTTTCAGCAAAAACCCTTAAGTATGTATTTAATGAAAACGAGGTAACTCCAGGTTTCAAAGATAAACTACGAATTGTAATTAAAAAATTAATGGATGCAGAAACTCTGATTAAAAGAGGAGAATTTTTGTATATTAATAAAGCAGTATTTAACGAACTGTATAACTAAAAAATATGATAGACTTTAAAGAAAATATTGAGTTACTGGAGAAAGTTATTCTTAACTTCATTCTAATGGATGATAATAACGAAACACTAATTCGCCCAAAGAATGTGGAGGCTCTTGATATACGGGAAGTAATTCCTAAAATGAAGACCCAATACTTCAATAATGATGATCTTGGTAATATCTTTAAAGTAGTAAAAAACTATTATAAAGAATATCATAAAGTTCCGTCTAAAACAGAAATTCGTCAACTACTTAACCTAGCTAGTTATGAAATATCTGACGAGCATTTTGATACTCTATTGAGTGTAAACTTAGGAGAATACAATTATGAATTCTTAACTAAATATACAAAGTCGTTTATTTTAATTAAGAATCTTAACTCTTCAATTATTGATATTTTATCATTTTTAAAGACTACTGAAATTAGTCCAGAGAATGTTAATATTATTACAGATCAAGTTAGGACTAAGCTAAATACAAACCTAAATGTTTCTTTTAGTAATGCTGAATCTGGTCTAAACTTCTTTAATGCGGTAGATCACGTTCAAGTTTCTAAAATAGGTACTCCAACTGGATTTCCTTTTCTTGATAAAACGCAAGGCGGCGGCTGGAACCCTAAAACCCTAGTTGTTTTCCAAGGTAGACCTAAAGTTGGTAAATCCATGGTTCTTTCTAATATTGCAGCTCGTGCATTTATGACAGGTTGTCAAACTGGAGTTGCAACACTAGAATTATCCGATACTAAATATATGAAACGACTAGGTTCGAATATCTTAAATATTCAATCTAATCACTATAATGATATTACTTCAGCAGATCGCACTCAATTAATTGAGGCTAAAATCGAACAATTTAAACAGAGCGGCTCCAATCCTGGAGAACTTTGGATTAAAGAGTTTGCAACAGGTAGTGCAACCGCTGTTGATATTGAGAATTATTTCCTAAAGGTACAGGAAAGTACAGGTCAACACATGCAAATTATAATAGTTGACTATATTAATTTAATGAGACCTATGCGTGAGCAGGGAAATACTTACGAGAAAATCAAAGTAATTTCTGAAGAACTAAGAGCAGTTGCTCAACGAAATGAATGGACTATTATTACTGCAACTCAAATTAAACGTGATGCGGTAGATGATCAAAATATTGGAATGTCAGATATTGCAGAATCATTTGGTCTTGTCCATACAGTTGATTCTCTTTATGGATTGATGCGAGGTCCAATGGAAAAACGAATTAAAATTAAGGTTATTGCTAACCGTGATGAAGGCTATACGGAAAGCTTTAAAATGTATCGAATGAATTACGATTTCTCTAGACTTGTCGAAGAAACTGATCCAGCTAGCGAATACTACTCAGATGACGATGATATTTCTGCAATCGAAGATGATCTACGTCTACAGTATGCAAATGTCCAGCCTAAACCGCAGTTAACCATTGCGCCTACCATCAAGCAGTTTGGAGAACATAGCGACATTTTAGAAAATTTATAAAAAAACTACAATAAGTTATGTGGAAGAAAAAAGTTAAAGAGGAAGAACTATTTACAAACGAAGGCGACAATTGGTCAGCCTTAGATGGAGAAGATAGTGAAGTCACTAGTCACGACGATTTTGAAGAAATTGATTCAGCTGACGACTCTGAAATTGATGATGGTGATGAAGCAAGGTATCAACAACACTTAAAATTAAAGAGAGAAGATAAAATCTTTAATAACTCTTGGAATAGTGGAGATGGTGGTAGCGATGAAATTTATCAAAACAATGGAATTAGGTTAGATCCAAGTCATACTGATAGTCATCTACTGGATGCAGCGTCATTTGATCGATATACTGATAAGATGATTATCGAACGAGACCTAAATAATATTGCACTAGCCGATGAAGTTATGGTTGGCTTAATGGAAATATCTTCACAGGGTCGCAAATTTACTAAACCTGAATTAAATCTAGCGTTTGCTAGACTATGCGAACTGGTTAGAACTAATAGAAAAACAACATTTATTGGACCTATTGATGTATTAGATTTTGTGTCAATGATTTCTCAACTAGATTTTAAAAGACTATTTGAATCAATGGAATACGAACATAAAGAGGTTCTTTTATTGGAACTTAATAATAAATTTGGAATACTAGACGGTAAGGTTCGATTTAAAAAGTTATTTTAATGAAGTTAAACAATATAGACAAAATCTTTTTAGTAGGTGATCTCCATCTTGGAATTAGAAACAATTCTGTAGAGTGGGCAGATATTCAAAAAGAATTTTTATTGGAAGTTTTACCAAAAACTGCAGCTGAAAACGGATTTAATCCAGAAACAGATATTCTTATTTTAGAGGGCGATATTTTTCATTCTAGAGAATCGATTAATGTTAGAATTCAAAATGATTCAATGGAAATTTTTGAAAATCTAGCTAAAATATTTAAAAGAGGCGTCTTTATTATATTAGGTAATCACGATGTCTATTATAAAGATTCAAATCAAGTCAACTCAGTTCGCCACCTAAAACACCTTGCTGAAAATATCCATGTATTTGAGAGCCCAGAGATTTTAACAATTAACGAAACTGAGAATTGGCTAATGCTACCTTGGGTTGAAGATACTAAAACTCTAGGCGGCCATGTTGCAGACTATGCAGGTATGTGTAATCGTATTGTATGTCATGCAGATATCAAGGGTCTTAAATTTAATAGATGGACCAAGGTTGAACATGGATTAGAAATTACCGCCCTATCCCAGTATAACAGGGTTTACTCTGGCCACATCCATCACAGACAAGAACAAGATAATATATTGTATACCGGAACGCCCTACCAGATGGACCGTGGTGATCGAGGGAACGCTAAGGGGTACTACATAATAGATGCTAAAAACAATTATGCAGAAACCTTTATTGAAAACCTAACATCGCCAAATTATGTCAAATACGATATATGCGAGTTATTAGATATGAATATTGATCAGCTAAAAGGATTATTAACCAATAATTTTGTTGATGTTATGATTGAGATTAATCTATCTAATAAAATTCCGCTTAGTCAGTTCTTAGCTGTATTAGAGCAGATAAAATATAGAAAAATTGAATTTTTTACCTATACAAGTAGTGATTCATCAGAAGCTAAGCCTGCTGATATTTTGTTAGACCTATCAAGTTCAGATAAGTTTGATGCGTTTGAAATTTTTAAAACTTACTTAAATTCAAAACAATACACTCCACTTATGAAAAAGGATCTTATTACAAAATTCTTTGAAATACAGGAAAGAGCAAAACAAGATAAAGACTATGTTTAATATTGGAATTACAAATAAAGTTAAAATACAGCTTGACCCAGTCGAAGGTTTTCCTAAGATTATAGCTACCAATAGAATTTTACAAGGCGAACCTATTGAAACAGTTTGTGCACACGATTTAAATATGATACAGGCAAAACTTGTATTTAGTTTAGCACCAGCATTTTCAAATACAATTCAGACCAATCCAATCAAATTAAAGCAATTAAATTCTGAGATGGATAAGCTGGTTAATGATTTAAGAAATGACTTGCTTGAGTCTAACTCTGATGCTACACCCGAAGATCTTAAAAATATTCAAGATGATCCACGATTGGTTGATAAATTACATGCATATCACTGGCTGGACTTTTTAACAGGTAATATTTCAAGCTATACTGTATCAGACTATCCAAACGCTAGTATTGAATGGAATGATCAAATTAAAACTTGGCAAGTTATTGCTTCTACTGAAATTTTGACAGATCAGGTAATAAGCTTGCCTAAACCAAAAGACTTATGAAAATAAAGGAATTTGCATTTAAAAATATTTGCTCATATGGAAATAAGATACAAACG